GGTCGGCAGAAGGCCTCCAAGATTTCCTGGAATATTTCCTCCACCACGCGGTGGCGGTAATCTATTTGACTACAACAATCCTTATGGTGGCGGCCAATTAAGGCAGCCATGGATGCCTCAACCACAATTCCGACAACCTTGGATGCCCACACCAGAACCAATGCCAGTGGAGCCACCAGTGACAATACCAACGGCCCCAACTACACCAACGGTGCCACCTCCACCAATGGAACCACCAGTGATGCCACCTCCACCAATGGAACCACCAGTGATTACAGCACCACCAACGGTGCCACCTCCACCAATGGAACCACCTACGGTAGTAACAGAACCTGATTGGCCAACAGGAGAACCACCATGGAAAGAGTGGCAAAAAAGAATGGGCGAAGGCAACCCACCACAACCTGGCGATCCTGATTATGATGCGTATAGGGAATGGTATGAATATGACTTTATGTGTCCGAGCCCGAAAGAACATATCCAATTGGCAAACAACGACTGGATATTGGCAGGAGACATTAAGATAGGCGATGAAGTCATCACTTCAGAAGATCCTCAGAAAATAACTAGGGTACAAAGAGTTGAAGGCGCTCCAAGATGTGAGGTTTTATTTGAAGAGGGCGACAGCATTGTTTCCTCCTACAGCCATCCATATTTTGTCAATAGCAAAGGTTTTGTGGAAGTGGGCAATTTGGAAAGCGGTGATGTAATCGGTGACTTGGTTGTTAAAGGCAAGAAGCCTTTTGCTACAGGCCCAGTCATCAGTCTCTCAGTCGATAAAGCGGAAACCTATATGCTACGAGGCGGCACCGAAGAAAACCCAGTGCCTGTGCTGTCGCATAATAAATCAATAGAGCCAGAGCGCTGGCCACCAGTAACGGAACCACAGCCCCCTATGCCACCTACTACACCAACTACACCAACGGTTCCTCCTCTTCAACCCCCAATCCGATACCAGCAACAGCAGTTTAGTCCGTTTGACCCAACCGGCTTGCAGGAAAGATTAAGCGCATTGGAAGGCAGAGAAATGCCATCCTTTACTCCTTTTGATCCAACAGGACTGCAACAAAGGATCGGTGCGCTGGAAGGAATGAATTTGCGTGGAGAACAAGGCTTGCGTGGAGAACAAGGCTTGCGGGGACTAACAGGAGCTGCTGGTGCAACCGGGGCAACTGGTTTACAAGGAATGCAGGGACTACAGGGATTGCGGGGCGAACGAGGATTAGCTGGGGCAACTGGTTTGACAGGAGCCACAGGATTGACAGGAGCCGCAGGAGCTAGAGGCTTAACTGGAGCCATGGGCGAAAGAGGCTTAACTGGAGCCATGGGACTACAAGGATTACAAGGAATGCAAGGACTTCAAGGATTACAAGGAACGCAAGGAGCCATGGGCTTGACGGGGGCCAGAGGACTTCAGGGAGCTATGGGCGAAAGAGGTTTGACTGGCGCTAGAGGCTTGATGGGTGAAAGAGGTTTGACAGGTGCCACAGGTGCTAGAGGATTAAGAGGAGCTATGGGACTTCAGGGTTTGCAGGGATTACAAGGACTTCAAGGGCCTCAAGGAATGATGGGTGAAAGAGGCTTAACAGGAGCTGCTGGAGCAACTTTTGATCCAACAGCATTACGAGCACGACTGTCAGCATTGGAAGGCATAGAAGCACCATCCTTTACTCCATTTGATCCTACAGGATTGCAGGCAAGAATAGCAGCATTGGAGGGCGCACGAGGCCCAAGCATGGCTGATATCCAAGCTATGCTTGATCAGCGTTTTGCTGGTCAATCCCCTGCTGACAATCCTTATGCGCCTTCACCATCGTTTGATCCATTTCTAGGACAGCCACCACAAAACCAGGGGAGTCTTATTCCTGGGTTTACAGACGAAAGAGATATTCCAGGAATGACTATGCCGATGTTGCCGGGAACAATATAAAAAATAGTGGACGGCGTAAGGTTAGCAGAGTATATTCTAAAAGAACTGCGGGACAGACAAGACCAGATTTCTGATCAGCTGTCCGGCGGTTTGATAAAAACGATGGAAGACTATCGTTTTCTCATGGGAGAGTTAACGGCACTTCGCTCCTTTGAGTCGGATTTTAAAGAAGTGTTGCGAAAAACGACTGGAGACAGTTTTGATGAGTGACTTAGCGGTCCCCCAACATATCGAAGCCGAACGCAGGGCTCAAAATACAGCGCGACAAAAGGAAGCAAACAACGGCGATGCATCTGTTCAGGATGCCTATGTTGAGCCAACTGAATTGGTGCTTGATCCTTCCCTGCTTAATACCTCCCTATTGGAACGAATGCCAGAACCTACCGGATGGCGGATTTTGGTTTTGCCCTACAAAGGCAAAGGCGTTACCGATGGAGGCATTGTGTTGCCGGATTCCGTAATTGACCGTGAAGCATTGGCAACAGTGGTTGCGTATGTGCTGAAGCTCGGCCCTTTGGCATACAAAGATAGTGGAAAATTCAATGGCCACCCTTGGTGCCAAGCCAAGGATTGGGTTTTGATTGGTCGCTATGCAGGCGCTCGTTTCAAACTGGAAGACAGCGCGGAAGTCAGGATTATCAATGACGATGAAGTAATTGGTACCATTCTGAGTCCTGACGATATCCAGAGCTTATAACGGAGTAAATCATGGCAGAAGCATTACCAGAAATAACGGACGAGGCGATTGAAAAAGCCGCGTTGCCAAAAAACAGGCGCACTGAAGAAAACGTCTCGGAAGAATCCACTTTTATTGAATTGGAAGGAAAGGACTTTGATGGCCTTCCTCCCATTAATGAAGAAAAGGTACAGGAAAAATTTGAACCCACAGATTCTGCAAAAAAGAAAGTAAAAGATATAAAGGATGAGGCGGAAAGATATGCCAACCTGGCCCAAAACAGGATTGGCCAAGCCGTCAGGCAAGCCAAGGATTTTCAAAGGCGGGAATTGCAAGCACTTCAATATGCAAAAGAATTGGCCACAGAAAACAATAGGTTGAAAAACGATCAGGTTCAAATAAACGAACAGTACAGCAATGAATTTGATGCCCGTGTAAATTCCCAGATTACAAGCGCAAAGTCTGCGTTGAAAGAAGCCTTAGATTCCCAGGATTCAAATGCTATTGCTGAAGCCCAATCGGTTTTGGCGGCAGCTTCCGCGGACAAAGTGTCTTTGGTTAATTATCAAAAACAACTAAAGCAATGGCAAGAACAGCAGCAGATGGCGCAGCAGCAGCAGCAATTTGCTGACGAGCAACAGCGGTATCAACAGCAACAAACGCCAAATGCTCAATATGGGGATTTGCCAGGCTATGTTGACAATGTTTTTCAATATAACCAGCCATCTACCAAGGCAAAACAATGGGCAAACGATAACACCTGGTTTGGACAGGATCAGGTAATGACCAATGTTGCCATTGGCATTCATGGCCAATTAGAGAAAGAAGGATTTGACACAGAGTCGGATGACTATTACTCTGAGATTAATAAACGATTGCGGCATGAGTTGCCGAATCGTTTTGACAAAAACGTGGAAGCAGGCGGAAAACCCGTTCAAACCGTAGCTTCACCATCACGCGGTAACTCAAATGGACGCAGAAAAAATCGTAATCAGGTGGAATTGACGCCCAGCGAACAGCAACTAGCTAAACGTCTGGGAGTTTCTTTTAAAGATTACGCGATTCACAAAGCGAGGTTAGACAGCTCATGAATGATAAAGTTGAAATCGAAGAAAACGTTGAAATTGATAGAACTCCTCGGAGTTCCGAAACACGCGACACCCAAGAGGCACGACGCCCCTGGGAGCCGCCTTCTCTTTTGAAAACCCCCAAGCCTCCTGATGGAATGCGATATCGATGGATTCGTACTGAGATCAGAGGACAGGAAGATCGAAAGAATGTCATGCAACGGTTTCGCGAGGGCTACGAGCCCGTCAAGCCTAATGAAATTCCGGAATTTGACGTACCAATCATTGACCACGGCAAACACGCAGGTGTTGTCGGAATCGGTGGTTTGATGCTGTGTAAGATCGATGAATCGATTGTCAGAGAACGAGAAAATTATTTTGCAAGAAAAACAGACAATCAGATGAATGCTGTTGATAATGACCTCATGCGTGAAGAACATCCTGCTATGCCGATCACTAAAAATCGGCAATCCAGGGTTACTTTTGGTGGTGGTTCAAAAGCGAAAGCCTAGAATCACTTAATATTAATCTCGTGATCGGAGAAGTTAATTATGGCAAATAAAGACGCCGCATTTGGTTTGCGTCCAGCCAAGCATGTTAGCGGTTCACCGTTCAACGGAGGTCAATCTAGATATCGTATTACGACTTCGGCTCAGGCCTATACGACTAAGATTTACATGGGTGATATTGTGACCCAGAACACAGCCGGTACGGTTACCCGTATTGCGCGTGCTGATGGTGGTAGCGCTACAAGCGACATCATTGTTGGTGTGTTCAACGGTTGCTTTTACACCGACCCTACAACCAGTAAGCCCTCATGGAGTAATTACTGGCCAGGAAACGCTGCCACGGATGCAGTTGCTTTCATCATAGACGACCCTTATGTCATCTATGAAGTACAAGCAGACGCTGCTTTCCCGGTAACGGATCTATGGGGTAACTTTGACATTGTAGATCAGTCGACAGTTGGATCAACCACAAGTGGTCGTTCCAATGTAGAGCTTGATGTGACAACTGGGGCTACTACAGCCACATTGCCACTGAAGGCGATTCAGATATCTACAGACCCTCAGAACTCCGACGCTGGTAGCGCGAACACCAATGTTCTTGTTATGGTACAAAATTCATTGTATAGACAAGCACAAGTTGGGTTAGCGTAAGGGAGAAATAACTAATGGCAATTTCAAGAGCACAGCTCGTTAAAGAATTAGAGCCTGGTTTAAACGCCCTATTCGGCATGGAGTACGCTCGTTATGAAGACGAGACGAAGGAAGTTTTCGAGACTGAAAGTTCAGATAGAGCTTTTGAAGAAGAAGTTCTGATTACAGGATTCGGAAATGCTCCCGTGAAAAGAGAGGGTGATGGAGTTGAGTTTGATACAGCCTACGAAGGCTATACTGCTCGCTATACCCATGAAACTATTGCACTGGCATTTGCTTTGACAGAAGAAGCTGTAGAGGACAACCTCTATGACCGGTTGGGTGCACGTTATACGAAAGCGCTTGCGCGTTCGATGGCACACACCAAACAGGTTAAAGGCGCTAATGTTTTAAACAATGCATTTAGCTCTAGTTACACAGGTGGAGACGGACTGTCTCTAGTGAACAGTGCGCATACCCTAGCGGGTGGCGGTACTTTCTCAAATACACCTAGTACCCAAGTTGACTTGAACGAAACGGCACTTGAAGATGCGTTAATTACAATTTCAACTTTTGTTGATGATCGTAATCTAACGCTTGCTCTTCAAGGGCTGAAGCTAGTTGTGCCACCGCAACTCCAATTCATAGCAGACCGCTTGCTTGAAACTCCAGGCCGTGTCGGAACTGCTGACAATGACATAAATGCATTGAGGAACATGGGAATGATTTCAGATGGCTATGCCGTCAATCATTTCTTAACCGATACAGATGCATGGTTTGTCTTGACAGACTGTCCAGATGGAATGAAGCATTTTGAGCGTACGCCAATGAGCACAAACATGGAAGGTGATTTTGACACTGGAAATGTTCGCTTTAAGGCTAGAGAGCGTTACAGCTTTGGTTGGAGCAACCCGCGTGGCATATATGGCTCATCGGGTGGCTAAGAACCAATAATGGAACCTGTGATGCGGGGGTTTCTAACTCAACCCGCATCCACTTTCTAGGGGTAAACTTGTCCTACAGACTGACCTAGCAGACAAGCCAAGACGGTAGGACTTATTTTTTCGGAGGAAAAAATTATGGCACAATCAACCTTTTCAGGTCCTGTAAGATCACTTGCTGGTTTTATTAACGCAGGATACAAAGCAACCGTTAGTTTAACGGCAAACACAACCATCACAGTGGCAGCTCATGCTGGCAGAACGCTATTATGTAACGATGCAGATGGAGTATTTACACTTCCAAGCATTGTAGTTACAGAGCCCGATGATAAAACTGATCCAGGACAGCTTTGCAACTTAGGCGCACAATTTACTTTTGTTGTCGTCACGGCAGCAACTGATATGGATATCGTAACAGATGGCACAGACAAGTTTGTCGGTGGCGCTTACACCGGAATTGATGACAGCGCAGCAGGCAAAACCTTTATTTCTGGCTCATCCAACGATGTTATTACACAAAATGGCTCAACCAAAGGTGGTTTAGCAGGAAGCATTGTAGTTGTTACTGCAATAGCAAGCGCTAAATACCATGTTGCAGCACAGCTACTTGGTTCAGGAACTTTAGTAACACCATTTGCTGACGCTTAATAGGGGGTAAATTATGGCTAATACAGTCACAGGTCCCACTAAGCAATTTGATGGAAACAGAAAACTAATCGTATATTGTTCTATTTATTCAGATGGTAGCGCAAGCAGCACAACCCTTGTAGATGTTTCAGGATTAAATACATTTGAAGGAGTGTCTTGTTCAACCGTTACTTTAAATAAGATATGGTACACAGTTGGAGGAGGAACAGATGCACCTGCGTCCCTAGACTGGGATGCAGATACTGATGTTACTTTTCTAACATTGTCTTATGACAATTCGTTTGATTTTAGTGATTTTGGTGGTTTAGTAAACACAGAAGCAACTGGTTATTCAGGCGATGTTCTTTTAGTTATTCCGTCAACAGCTGATGCTGGGAATGAATACACCGTTTGGTGTGAGTTCATTAAGAACTACTAATAAGAATGGCTACTTCCGGATCTCGTGATTTCCAGCCCGATGTGGGCGAATGGATCGAAGAAGCCTATGAACGCTGTGGGCTGGAGTTGCGTACTGCTTATGACGCACGCACAGCCCGCCGTTCATTGAACATCTTGTTTGCCGACTGGGCAAACCGAGGATTGAATCAATGGACCATTAGCAATGTTAGTCAGACACTGACTGAAGGCACCGATTCGTACAGCTTAAACGATTATGTAATCGATGTTCTGGATGTGGTGTTGAGGCGCACTGTCAATGATGTTGCAACCGACTACCAAATGAACCAGGTTGGACGCGCAGAGTATTGGAACATTCCTACCAAATCGACCAAAGCAAGACCAACCCAATGGTTCCTGGACAAACAGGTTACGCCAAAAATCTATATTTGGCCGGCGCCTGAGAACAGCACTGATGTAATCAAAATGAATCAGCTTCTACGTATTGAAGATGCAGATGGATCGGTTAATGATTTGCAGATGCCGTTCAGATTTTATCCAGCTTTAGTTGCCGGGCTTGCTTTTTATTTATCACAAAAGCGTGCACCGGAAAGAATGGAGTCATTGAAAGCTATTTATGAAGACGAGTTTGCCAGGGCTTTAGCCCAGGATGAAAGCCGTGCATCATTGATGGTAAAACCAAACATGCGCTCCTATGGCTATTAAAGATGGCTTATGCATACGGCAAATACGCATACGGAATCTGTGATCGCTGCGGGTTTCGCTATTTATTGCATGAACTGAAAAAAGAATGGACCAA